ATATATATAAAATGAGACGATACACCGTCTCAATTGCTATAAGCTAACCCGCCCCGGGCTCACCTATACCGACCTCAATCTTTCAATTGAAGCATGGACTATCCCTTAAGTTATCACTGGAAGTTGCTAACTCCCTCAAACCCACTCCATTATAGTCTCTGAACCTTTCCCATATGCTTGCATTAGCGCAGTTAGGGTCTTGGCTGCAGATTGTCCAATCCTTTTCGTTATTACTATGCCCGAGGTCATTACCCTGGGTATTCTTTTTGTTTTCACAAGAAGAAGTAGTAGAAAAGGCTCTAAGGATGTTCCCGCAATTTAGAAATGTTGCCTCGTTCATTAGTCAGAACGAGACTAGCTGGTTACATAATGTATTCATGTACTTTTGAACACATATTTGCTTTACACTGTTTACCCACATTAGTATGCAAATAACTAATCTGGCAGCCAACTGTTGGGCACAGGACTGTGAAATGCCCGACATAACTCTTAAAACGTTGTAATTGGTCGCATAAACGCGCACCTTCGCCGTGTTGGTACCCTGAACCGTGGCGTTCGACAAGACCAGCTGGAGAGTAGCATTGTCAATACGCGAGAAGTTGCACGAACCCGATGGCTGATGCTCTTCAGGACGCAGCGCAAACGAGTAGACATTGATACCAGTGTCGGGGTTGCGCGTGTGGTGCTGGTAAGGCTGGACGAGGTCGAAATAGGTACCTTCACGCTCCGAGAACCGATCCTGACCGTTAAGCTGGAGCTTGGCGGTAACACAGGGATTCTCACCCCAGCAGTGCATATCGAGGGACGATTCAGCGAGGACGAATGTTCCGGCATCAGAAACACCAGAATTAACTGCAGGACCGCTGGTTTGAGGACCAGGGCGGACTGCACCGTTAGCACCATAGGGAAGAGTACCAAGACCATTGTCAAACCCACCCGACACTCCTTGACTATTAACGGTACCATGCCCACCGGCATTTCCATAATTCCACCATGAAGCCGCCGTAACATCAACAGCCCCGGGGTCATTGAAGAGACCCGAAGCATCGATGTAAGAACCAGTCGTAGCCGCGATGGACTGAGCACCACCGAAGGCATGGATGGCATTCGGGAGCGCATCAATACCGTCAGTGTAGTTGAAGGGCTGAGCACCGAGCGTCTTGTACAAGAGGGTATCGCAGTTGAGGGAGGCACAGTAGTCGACGTTGGCGTCAGGCTGAACAACCCAGATCAACTCCTTACAGGGGTGGTTAAGGTTCAACTTGATCTTGTTAGAAGACGAACCAACGGATTCATCACCCGTAAATTGCAGTTGCTCTATAAGATATTCGTGGGGGTTCTGAGCCATTCTACGTCTTTCATCAGTGTCTAAGAACACGTAGTCGACATACAGGGAAGCAGCGACTAATGACTGGTTGTAGGGGGTGACCGACTTAACGGAAGTCTTACCAGTGAGTGTGGCACAGTCCAGTGTGTTAACAGCCCACAAGCACTCATCAATAGGACGAATGTCGAGGTTGATCTTGACTTCGTGGTACTGGAGGGCAATCAGAGGAAGAGCCAACCCAGGGTTGCGACAATACCAGAACTGGAAGGGCACGTACAGGGTCGTTTCAGGGAGAGCATTGCGGGGCTCGCAAACCTGGACAGGGGCACCCGAGGCGCAGGGACCATCGACGGCAGCAAAAGACGGGTCACAGATAAAAGTGAGCTGAGTCGTGTTACCAACCATCTTGTAGTAACCACGCTGTTGCTCAGCGGACAGAGTGAGCTGATTCCAGATGTGCATCCAGTCACCATATTGGCGATCAATGCGCTGACCACCGATTTCAACTTCAACCTGGGAAATCATCTGCTCCCCAGGGAAATCGAGCCAGCGTGCCCAGACACCTTGATCTTGAGCAGCCGCCATATTTTGATTAATTTCAGGCAAAGTCACCTGTAAATAAGTACGGTAAGCCAAATCACCGTTTCGGCTAATAGTACAGGTCACGCGACGACCGAAATCGGCTTGACCGTTAAAAGTCTGTTCAATCGACTCCATGGCAAAGTTTGTATGACGACGGTAAGTCACCTTCCAAAAAGTAATCTGGGGATTACCAGTCAGATAAACGTCTTGAGCACCATAAGCTACCAGTTGCATTAAACCTCCTCCCATTGTTATAATATGGCTAAAGAAAAAAACTTTTGGTTTTTAAATTTAATTCAATTAAATTAAATTAAATTAAATTAATATAAAATAAATATAAAATAAATATAAAATAAATATAAAAATAAATAAATATCCGGATAAAACTATGACAATTAATTTTTACTATTGCTCATATTCTCGAGTATAAATTGTTGTAAATAAGAATCTAAATAAATCTCTTTTTCACCTTCGTGTTTTTTATTAAATATATATTTATCTTCTTTCTTAACAACTGTCCAGCCAGTTTCCAATGCATTATATAAAAATTTCATTTTTTGTAAAGTAATATAATCAATATTATCTAATGAGGTATCTATACATATATTCATTTATTTATTTAATATTAAAATAGAAAACATAATATATTTCTAAACATAATATATTTCTAAAAGTCCATAATTTTGCTTAAATATAAATATCTAAAGCCCATAAATTTTGCTTAAATATAAATATCTAAAGCCCATAAATTTTGCTTAAATATATAAATATAAAATCATAAATTTTGCTTAAATAAATACTATATCTTTATATATATGACTAGTGTATTTAAAAATATAAAGAAACACAACAATGATACTATTACACTTGATGTCAAACATAAAGAGATGATTAACAAATTTAGGACTGATTATGATGGCACAAAACCTCAGCTAGAACAGGAAAAGAAAAATATATTATTACTGCTTAAAAATACTAATTTACCAATTGATGAAAAAATACTGTTACATGATAAGCTATATAATTTAAAGAATCAATTGAAAAAAATTAAAAAAGCAGAAACAGATTATTTGCTAAATAATTCTAAATATATATTTGAATATTTTGAGAATAAAAAAAATATAGCGGAATGCAAAAATAAAACAACTCTCTTAGAACATTTTTTTAATTCTAAAGATAATAATGAGGATGTTAAAATAAAGGAAATCTCTTATGTTAATAAATATCTGACAAATATTAATGAATCTTGCTTAGATATAAATAATTACACTATTCAGACTGACGTGTGCAAGTTTTGTAATAAAGGCGATCTAATACCACTCGAACATGAAGGCATTTTAATTTGTGATTGTTGTTTTAAACATACTAAATATTTGATTGAAAATGAAAAACCATCGTATAAAGAACCCCCTAAAGAAGTATGTTTTTATGCATATAAAAGAATTAATCATTTTAGAGAAATATTGGCACAATTTCAAGCTAAAGAAACAACGCAAATACCTGATGAAATAATAGAAAATATCATCCAACAACTTAAAAAAGAGAGAATAACCTTATCTCAATTAACTAATAAAAGGACAAAGGATATTTTGAAAAAATTAGGCTATAATAAATACTATGAACATATACCATTTATTAAAGATAAGTTGGGGATTAAACCGCCCATCATGAGTGCGGAGTTGGAAATTACCTTATGTAATTTATTTATTGATATTCAGGCGCCTTATGCTAAATATTGCCCGGACTATCGGATTAATTTTTTGAATTATTATTATACAGTATATAAATTGTGTGAACTTTTAGATCAGCAACAATTTTTAGCATATTTTCCAATGCTAAAGGATCGAGAAAAAAGAATTGAACAAGATGTTATATGGAAAAATATTTGTGATGAATTGGATTGGGAATTTATTCCGACAGTATAATCCCGACAGTATAATCCCGAAAGTATAATCCAGACAGTATAATCCAGACAGTATAATCCCGACAGTATAATCCCGAAAGTGTAATTTTGGCGCAACCTTTTCTAAAGGTTGTATTTTGGCGCAACCTTTTCTAAAGGTTGTATTTTGGCGCAACCTTTTCTAAAGGTTGAATTTTTCTAAAAGTGTGATTTTGGCGCAACCTTTTCCAAAGGTTGGATTAGAACCTAGGAAATCCCACTAAATTGGCACCAATACCAAACCCGGCACCGGATCGCGCACTCACACCCATACTCGGCACATAAGTATCCAAAATACTAAATGTGGCAGCCGCCGTTAAAGCAATAAGGGCAATTTCATCTAAATTGAGGGAACGCTTGGGAATGGCAAAAGCAGCAATAGCAACCATTAAACCTTCGACTAAATACTTAATAGCACGCTTAATTAATTCAGAAAAATCAATACCAAAATTCATATTATAATAATTATAAAGAAAAAAAAATAATAAATATGAAAATAAAGATAATAAATAATATATTATTAAAATAACTTAAACTATTATTATTAAAGTAATTATAAAGGATGAGTACCCAAAATAACATTAGTGCCCAAAATAACATTAGTGCCCAAAATAACATTAGTACCCAAAATAACATTAGTCAGCTAAAGAATAACAACTTTGAAAAGAAAATTAATTCTGATGGCTCCATAAATACAAATTATGTCGATGTCTTAGAAGAAGATAAGCCCATTGCTGGACAGAAATTTTCCTGTATTTCCTTTATTTCCCCCGAAAAGATTATCAAAGCTCGCGAATTATTTTCTTTTGAACAATTCCTAAAACAATGGGAATTGAGTAAATCTTTGGAATGTTATACGCATTTTTTACATTTTTTAGCCTACAAGTATTCTTTGAAATTTGAATCATTAGAAACCGATTTACAAGACTTTTGCAAGGATGAAAAAGAGAAACTCTGTACGTCAACTGTCGAGGATGATTATAAGAATTTTATCGATACAAATGAATCCGACCTCGATGATAAGTTTAGCAAGTTATACAAGTTTCAAACGAGCGTACGCGGGGTGAAAATTCGCGGTTGTTATCCGACCCAGGAGGAAGCCGAGTTGCGTTGTAAGATGTTGCGCGAGATTGACCCCAATCATGATGTCTACGTGGGTCCCGTGGGCATGTGGTTGCCTTTTCATCCGGAAGCCTACAAGACGGGGCGTGTAGAGTATTTAGAGGAAGAACTTAATCAGCTTATGCAAGAAAAGCGTAGCAATGAGACGTATGCGAAGACGGAATTTGATAAGCGTGTTCGAGAGGCAAAGGAGAATGCCATGGAGGATAATAAGAAGAAGGCAATGGAGAGTGGTAACGTGTTAACGCAAACTATTAATGCCGACGGGCAACTTGTGAGCGTGAAGGATATGAATACCACCGAGACACGCTTGGATAAGACTGCAACTTTAGCGGATATTCGGCGCGAACTGTTTGAAGGTGATAATATCGTTATTGAGAAGAATTCTGACCATGGTTTAGCAAAGATAAATGATATGCATTTCAAAGAAGAGTAAAGTATTTATATTTATATATAAGTATAAAAATTGATTTATTATTATAATATAATATATCAATTATGGCGCCTTATTCAAAAATGAATGATTCTAAACACTGTTGTATGAAACAGTGCTCGAAACGATTAACATTTATGGAGAAAAATACATGCATGTGTAGTAAATGTAAATTAGGTTTTTGCACATTGCATCGCTTAGCGGAAGATCATGTCTGCACGCATAATTTTAAAGAGGATATAAATAAGGAGAAATTTATAAATGATAATAAATGTGTAGGAGAGAAGATGGTGAAGATCTAACCAGTACTTTTGGAAAAAGTACAGCAAAAACCAACTTTTGGAAAAACACTTTTGAGAAAAGTGTGGCAAAACCCAACATCCGAAAAAGGTGAAAATGCAGTAGGTGCAAACGCAGTAGGTGCAAACGCAGTAGGTGCAAATGCAAACGCAGTAGGTGCAAACGCAGTAGGTGCAAACGCAGTAGGTGCAAACGCAGTAGGTGCAAACGCAGTAGGTGCAAACGCAGTAGGTGCAAACGCAGTA